TGACCCAGGTAGCAACCCGTCTACTACAAATACATTAGGTGGTATTGGTTGGAGTGGAGTAAATAACGGTACAGATAGTTTATCAGCAGCGGAAGCAAAAATCGTTGCAACAGCAGCCGAAGACCACTCTGGTTCAACAGCTGGAACAGACCTTGATTTTTACACAAAAGAAAGAGGCACAGGCCCAGGAAATGCTCCAGACCTTAATCTAAGGTTAAGACATAGCGGTAAGTTAATTCAATATAATCGAATAGGTGGCTCAACAACGGACAATACTGTAGATGATGGGCATGTTCGAAGGGAAGTTCATTTTACTGGTGCTGGCACAGGCTCTAGCAGTCAAGCTACAATAAGCAGAGATGTTCATTTCCAAGTTGAGGCGGGCTTTAACCGATATTCCTACGTTTTTATAAGACTAGGCGGAGGGTCTTATTCAAGACCAAGTGGTTTTGAGTATTTTCTTTGGTCGTCAACATCACACGCAGCTGGTTCAGCTGGTCATCATGGCGCATGTTATATGTATAATGACCACGGTACTGCAAGGACTCATATATACAGACACAAGAACTTTGACAGCTCTTATCACAACGGCTCGTATTATGGATGGACAAGTACCCCAGGAATTAGATTTTCAACATCTACTAGAACAGGTACTGACGCTGGGATATATTGTAGGATTGAAGGCCACGGCAACCATAATGGCGGTACTTACAATATGGGTGTTGTTCACTCTTTACTTATCCGAGGCATAGGAAGTAACAACCCAACTGCAAATAATTTTACTGTGTATCTAGTTGGTCACAGCAGCCCTGGTGATATTGGAAGTTATGTAGGGGTGTCATAATGAAAAGTTATAAAAACAATTTTTTTGGCAAGAAAACAAAGAACAAAGATGAAACGTACACTGTAGAGCTTTTAGAAAGTGATGACGTAAAACATACGCATACAGTACCCGATGAGGCTACGGCTGATGCAATAATTATCCCCTGGGTTGTTCAAGAGGGGTATACCCTAAATGAAAAGACTTCTGAAACAGACCCAGTTGATGTCAAAGATAGTAAGTTTGAGGAGGATTTTTTAAAAAATGCCAAGAAGTAAAATCATAGGGCCACAAGGCAACCTTGGACGCAGAAATCTTGTCATCAATGGTGCTATGAAAATTTCGCAGAGGGGTGTTACAGGCACTACACCCACGACTGATAATTACCTGTTGGATAGGTTTGCTCTTAGTCGGTTTGGTGGATATCCAGATAACTCTACTCAAACTCAAGAAAGTGATGCGCCTACAGGTCACTATAAATCATTTAAAATGGTTAGAAATAGCGCACACACTCTTACAGGCACAAATGCCTCTGCTTTTCTGCAAAGAATAGAAGGGCAGAATATGGCTCATCTTAATTGGGGCTCATCAACAGCTAAAAGTTGCACTATTTCTTTTTGGGTAAAGTCAAATCAAACAGGGGATTTTCCTCTTATTTTGGCAGACTCACCAAATGCTTTTGATATTGGAAAGTTGTATACAATTAGTTCTGCCAACACTTGGGAACACAAAAAAATTAAGATAGAAGCACCTACTGCGGGAACATTTAATACTAATAATACTGCTGCTGTTACAATATATTGGGGGTTTGGTTCAGTTGCTGCTGCTCGTACAGCACAAGGCACGACATGGGGTTCCTCGAATAGTTCAGGTAGCTCTAAGAGCATGGTTACTGGGGCTTCCACGGCTCTTGCCACAACTTCTGGAGCAACGTGGCAAATCACAGGAGTTCAAATGGAAATAGGCGACACCGCCACGGACTTTGAGCATCGAAGCTTTGGAGAAGAGCTTGCGCTTTGCCAACGCTATTTTCAAGATTTTGGACGAGATGGTGGTGATGAGGGTATTTTACTTGGTATGATAAGAAATAGTCACTTTACAGCTGGACACCGTTTTACAACCACAATGAGAGCATCCCCTAGCATTACAACGTATGGGGGAAACAGCACAACTGGAGCAATCCAAGTTGTTTTTGGAGGGGCTGTAGACGCTACACACAATGCTAACAGTAGTGATATTGTAGAAGAATTTATCAATAATGATGGTTTTAGGTTTAGGGTTCTAAGTACATCTGGCGGTGGCGGTGGTGACGGTGCGTATATAGATATGGGTACTAACACCAACCAACTTAGTTTTGATTTTAATTCGGAGTTATAAAATGGATATTAAAAATGCTAAATATAATAGTAATCCAGAGGGTGTAAAATCTTCAATCCGTGCGACTATAGATGGTCAAAACGTAACTGTTCCAATGGATGAGAGCAACATACACTATGCAGAGATTTTAAAACAAGTAGAAGAAGGCAAACTAACAATAGAGGAGGCTGACTAATGCCATACATAGGACGTGAGCCCCTAAGTTCAGATTTCAAAAAACTAGACAACATCACCCCAAACGGTGGTGCATCTTACAGCCTCTTATTCAACGGTGCAGCATACGACCCAGGCAGCAGCACTCGTCTTATCGTTTCGGTAAATGGTGTAACGCAAGCCCCAGACGTAGCGTACACAGTGTCAGGCTCAACAATTACATTCACAGCAAACCTAGTTCTTGGCACAGACGTAGTTGATTACATTGTAGGAATGGGCGACGTCTTCAACGCTGGCACAGTTGCAGACGGCACGGTAACCCCAGCAAAACTTGCCTCGACTCTCGTCTTGGACGACACACCCATACGAACTAATATAAACTCTTTAAATAACTCGGTAACAGTTGCAGCCAATCAGAACGCTTTTGTTGCTGGGCCAATAACAATTACGCAACCATTAACAATTAATGGGACATTTACGGTGGTATAGATGGCATCAGAGCTAACAGTACAAACAATCAAAGGCCCAACGTCTGGTGGCAACGCCAATAAAATTTTGATTGGTAGTGGGCAAACTTTGCATGCTCCTGGTCATGTTATTCAAGTTGTTGAAGCACAATCATCAAGCTCTACAAGTTTTACTACTGGGAGTTACACTGATTTAATATCTCAAACAATCACTCCGCAATTTGCAACCAGTAAAATTAAAATAACATTTAATGGAGTCTATTATTCAAACCATACTGGTTCTTCTGTTAACAATAGATTCAGATTAGTGCGTGATGGCAGTGGTCTTTCTGATTATAATGGCTCTCAAGATAGTGGGACAGGCCAGTACCTACAATATAGAACAAGTGCTGTAAATAATCATATTCCAGTTCCAGCTGGTTTTATTTGGATTCATTCACCTAACACTACTTCAGCCACAACTTTTACAATACAGATAAGGGCTAACACTGGACAATGTCAATTTTATGGTGGGGCATTTCTAATTTTAGAGGAGATTGGGCAATGAGTACGTTATTCGTAGACAATCTCAAGCCTAACTTGGGAACAGTTGTTCACAGCCCTGGTCACATAATTCAGGTTGTTCAAAACGATTCTACTACACAGTTTTCACAAGGCGGAACAACTTTTACTGATACAAATTTGACTTGCGCTATAACGCCAAAATATTCAAATAGCAAAGTGTTGGTAATGGTAAAACAATATTTTACTTTTAGAACTACAACTACAGCTGAACGAGTCGCTCTTACAAGATTAATGAGGGGTTCAACCGAAATAGCTCAACAAGCGAACAATATTATTGCTGGCATGAGTACTGACCATAGAAGGGGTACGTTTGCAACTTTTGATGTACTGGATAGTCCTAGTACAACAAACGAAACAACTTATAAAACTCAAGGTAGATTAACCGACAGTTCTGCTGATTTGTACTACCAGCATGACAACTCTATATCTACAATGCTTTTAATGGAGATTGCACAATGAGTTCAGTAATTAAAGTTGATGCAATCAAGTTAGCGAATGGCAACACGCCTTCAACATCAGACTTGGGTTTAAAATCATTAGACGTATACTTTTGGGAAAATAATAATACTCAAGGAGGTTCAGGCACTTCATTGATTACTTCAGGATGGGCTGTATCAAATGAACCAAACGCTGCAAATTTTGGCGCTGGAATGTCCGAGTCTTCTGGTGTCTTTACATTCCCAAACACAGGAATATGGAGACTTGATTACCACGCATTTTTTGTCCACAACGGCAATGACGGTCACGTCGCTGTAGTAAGTCAAATTTCTACAGACGGTGGTGCTAATTTTTCTGACGGGCCAGCAGCAACGGGAGGCAACCGCACATCGTCTGACCCACAAATATCTGCAATGGCTTTTTATCTTATGGACGTAAACAGCACCAGTAACGTAAAACTTAGATTTCAAATACAGTCTGCAAATCCAGCAACTGCTAGCAAAATTTATGTTGGCTTCACTAAGTTGGGGGAAAATTCTTAATGGCATTAACAAAACTAAATAACGCAGCAATATCTTCAGTCACAAATGCTGGGTTACCAGCTTTAGACCACACGAATATGATAAATGGGTCTGTTATTCAGTTAGTACATACTGGTGGAGTCGCTCAGACTCAGAACACTACACAGAGCTGGACAAATACTGCTCACACTCTTGACATTACTCCAACCTCTTCAAGCAGCAAGATATACTTTGCAGTTAGTGGTCATGTCCGTATTTCTGGTAGCGGTAGCCCAATCAGGGGTGGTATCAGATTGGCAAGAATTATTGGCAGTACTCAAACTCTTGTTTGGAACAGCGCTAGTAATGTAGAAACTATGCAAGTTAGAAATGCAGATAATGAACATGATACACCAATATATCTTGGTGGCGTAGATTCGCCAAACACAACAGGAGTTGTGACTTACACAGTTCAATCCCTAATATGGAACGGAAGTTTTATTAACCATTACGGAAGCACCTCTGGTGGTGGGATTACACTTATTGAATTTAAAGCTTAAAAGGAGGCAATATGACTGACATAGCACAAGCACTAGCGTCTCTCGGAATCGAAGAATGGGCAATGCGTGGCGAGCCTACATCTAAAGCTGAGTTCGAGAAGATGTTTGTAAAAATAACTGGCGCAGACGAAAACGGAACCGCCATAGAAAGCACCGACCCAAAAGACTTTGGTGTTACTTGGGACGAGGTAAAGGCAGAAAAGGACAAGCTGGTAGCAGCAGAGCCCATGAAGCTTTTACGTGCAGAACGAAACATGAGGCTTGCAGAAACAGACTGGTGGGCAAGCTCTGACCTTACAATGACAGATGCACAAAAGAAGTATCGTCAGGATTTACGTGACATTACAAAAACATACGATAGTCTGGAGAAAGTAAAATGGCCTACAAAGCCATAAGGGTGCAACATGGAGTTAATGGTATGGAATGGAGTTCTAACGTTAATACTTGGTTTAGTCGGGTATTTTTTACGTGAGAGGTCTAATGAAATCAATCGTTTGTCAATTCTTCTTAACAAGACACGAGAAGAAATTGCAAAAGAATATGTGACGAAAAAAGAAATGGAATCTGATATAAATAGAGTTATAGATAGATTAGATGCACTAGATTCTAAGATTGACAGATTAATTGAAAAGAGAGGGCGATAATGGCAAGCAAAGAAGGAAAGATTGAATCGTACAATCCTAAAGATGCTGCTATCAACAGGACTGTGAACAAAAAAGGTCACGGGTCTGTAATGGCTGGCAAGGCAGTTGTACGAAAGAGTAAGAAGATTAAAAGAACTAAATGACCCCACAAGCAAAGCTCAAAGCGATAAAAGAGCTTACAGGTTCAAAGGGTTGGGCAGTTCTTTTAGATGTAATGAATGACGAGATTCTGGCGTCTGCCATGTCTATTGCTGAGTCAGCAAACATGGATTTGACAGAAATAAACTTCAGACGTGGCTCTATATGGGCTGCTAAGAGGATGCTCGAATTACCTGTACGTCTGCAATCAAAGCTGGAGTCGGAGATTGCACTGTCTGATATGGACGACAGAAACAAGAATACAGGCAATAATGAGCAATAATTTAAACAAACCCCCCGCTTCGGCTGGGAGAACGGAGAAATAAAATGGCGACACCGCAAAACCCCCAAGACGCTATGGCTGCTGTAGACAGACTGGCCTCAAACCAAATGGGCGTTACCCCTACTCAGACGCAAACACCAGCCCCTGAGAAGAAAAAAGAGGACAGCAACGAAGGCAAAGCAGCTGAGAAAGGCAGTCCCGAAACTGAAGGTGACAAGATGACCGCTGAAGCAATCATCTATGAGATTGAGTTTGGCGATGGAAGTGACCCGAAGACAAAGCGAAAGCTTACACCTCAACAAATCAAGTCAACGTTTGAGAGGTATAGCGCTCTTAATTTTAAGAACGCAAAGTATAAGCCTGTTATGGATGTTATTGAGCAGTACATGCGCAAAAACCCTGGGGCGAATACAAAAGAAGTTGCTCAGATTCTTAGCAACCTAGCTAAAAGCGAAGAATCAAATCCCACAATGGGCAACACACAGGGCGATAAGCCAGGTGTTTATGAGAAAGATGCAGCAGTCAAGTCTGGAGACATGGAGGCAAGTCTTAAAAAGTGGGAAGAAGAAAACGCAGCTTCACTGCCACCTGGGTACAAAGAGATGATGATGTCTGGAGCCCAAGGCAATCAAGGCATGCAAGCTATGCAACAACAAATCAACCAGCTATCACAGTTACTACGTGGTGTATTGGCTAACTCACAGGGCGTCGCAGACGCAGCAAGGAACCAAGTTGCCAACTCACAAGCACAAACCGTACAGGCTGTACAGCAACAGATTGCTAACAATATCGACAAAGTACAACAAGCATTGGGTTTACCCGACACAGCTGCCAATGACTTTATGATATTTGCAGCAGAACGTGGCTTTACTATGGAAGATTTTGTTGACCCCCAAATGACTATTAAGGTCATGCAAGATTTCAAAAACAGCATGAACAGTCCAGAGATGGAGAGAATGAAGGCTATCGCTGAAAGGCGACAGGCATTTACGGGCTCGCTAGGTCAAACACCAGCAGCAACTCCGACAAATGCACCAGCAGAAGCTGGCTCTACTTTGGATAACTTGATTAACAAGACCATGTCTAAACGAATGAGCTAATATTTGTACAAAGCATTTGTGACAATATGTCACTTAATGAACCCTGAGTATTGTATCGTACTGGAAGACCAATACGGCCCGTACAAGACAGAGGAGATGTGCAAAAGACGTGCGTACGAAATATCAAGGAAAGTTCACAAAGGCTACCCTATGTACAAATCTAAAAGGTTTAGATGCCCTAAAATTGGAGATTATGATTTATAGGGATGACAAGTACATGGTTTATAACATATCATACGAATAACACATAAACTGCGCCGAGGCCCAGTGTGTTTTAGAGTTTATGCGATGGTTAATTTCCGTAACGACTCGACTGTAAAAAAACCGTAACTAATGCTATAAGGAGGTAAATTATGGCAGCAATACAAGGATTGCGGGGAACAGGAGAGTTTACATCTGATTTCCGCCCGAAAAATTACCGTGAGCTTTTCACGTTGTTGGAACCAAACGGTAACGCTCCACTGAACGCATTGCTTGCAATGGGTTCATCAGAGCCAACAGACGACCCAGAGTATAAAAACTTTAGGGACGAACTACCAGAGCGTACATTGAAAGTGAATGGTGCTGTTGCTTCAACATCAACAACATCAATTACAATCGATGCAGCTGACGACAATAAATTCGCTGTAAAAGGCGCAATCATTGTCAACAGTGAAACAAGCGAAGTGATGCACGCTACTGCTGATACTACTGGCACTACCCTTACTGTGACCAGAAACATTGGTGGTACAGCGCATCAAATTGCAGATAATGCAATCTTGTTTATCGCTGGATTTGCAGCGGCTGAAGGTGACACCTCACCAACTGCAATCAGCTTCGACGCTTCAGTAGTCTCAAACTTCACTCAGATTTTTAGGACTGCTTTCCAAGTATCAAATACTTTGCAAAGCACATACCTACGAACTGGTGATAAGTTAGACGAGGCTATGACCAAGGCACTCAAGCTCCACATGTCTGACATCGAGCGAGCTATGTTCTTTGGTAACAAGCACGAAGCTAACGGTTCAACTGCACAGCCAACAAGGTTTACTGGCGGTCTATTGAACAGCTTAACCAATGTTGTAGACATTGCGACACAGAACGCCACTTATGGTGGTAGTAATGCTGGAACAATGACTGAAGATGGTTTCGACTCTCTTCTTATCAACACAGTGTTTAAGTTTGGTTCAAAACAAAAGATTGCTTTTGTTGGTGAAACAGTAGCGAACCACTTGCAGCAGTATGGTAAGGACAGATGGCAGCCAACAGCTGTTGAAGGTGCTTACGGAGTCAACCTAACTAGGTATGCTACATTTGCTGGAGACTTGATGGTACACTTGCATCCGCAGTTCCGTCAGCTTCCACACATGAAGACTGCTATGGTTATCATTGACTTCCCGTACTTGGTATATCGTTACCTTGAAGGACGTGATACTCAGTTGCTAGAAAACAGGCAAGCCGTTGACGCAGATAGCGTCAAGCACGAGTACCTAACCGAATGTGGTTTGGAACTCTTGCAAGACAAAGTACATGCGTACGTTAAAGGCTGGACTGCAAGGAAGAACTAATTAGGACGACCTTACAGTTCGATTGAGGCATAGTAAGGGGGCAATAATGCCCCCTTACTTTTATCAAGAGGTGAATATGACAGAGAAAAAAGTTAGAGCCCGAACAAAGAAAGGTCATTACAAGGCTGATGACCCGTCTACGCCAGATGTAAACGAGGCTTTTGTTCAGGAAGAAAAGCCAAAAAAAGCTGAACCAACAATAGTGTGGTTTGAAAGCAGACAACCAGAGCCAAGCATGTTTGATGTAGCTGGCTTGCGTTCAATTAGACGATACTCAGACAATCATTTAGAATGGAAAGTAATGTCAGATGACGTTGCTAGGTTTGAGAAAGACCACTTTATTATGAATGGAAGGGTACGTAGGAAGGCTGTAGAATAATGCCAACAGTTACAACTGATACTACTACTGAAACAAGTAACACTAATCCTCACATACGTGAGAAAAATTCTCCCCTTGAGAGTCTAATATTTCAGGCGCTAAGACGTTACGGCGATTTTAGCCCTGGAACATTAGATGGGGATGTGGGTTTGATGTTCCTTGAGTTTGCAAACATGGTTATTGACGATATACGTATGCACCCATACGCACCATCGACAACCACAACCACAACATCTGGCACGACAACAACCACTACAACAACAGTGAACGGCATAGATTACTATGAATCTTTGCAAGACGTGCGTGAGATTGACGACATCATTATAGTTCAAGGACTGCTTTATCACTATGCTTTACAACAAGGCAGTGAGAAAGTGTCTGTGTACTTGCCGACATACAACACAACTCTTAACAGGCAGTTGTGGAGACAAAAGAATGGTAATACAAAGATACGTATGACTGTTGTGGATGACGGCACAAACAAGGGAAACATCAATAAAGGAAAAACAAATACAGTAAATGGAACGGTTAGCTATTAATGTCCAGCACTATCAAGTCTCCAAGTGGGGTAAAAACCAAGGTATTTGCTTACGAGAACTTTCAAGGTCTTGATACCTCTCGTGACGTAACCTCTTTAGATACTGGTAAGGAACAACACCTTAACCAGATTATCAACGGCACGGCAGACTGGCGTGGGCAAATAGTTCGTGACCCATCAACTGTATTTAGAAAAGGTGAGTTCAAAGTAAACCACATTCGTTTTTTTGGTAAAGACGAAGCTTTGTGGGTAGAGCAAACAGGTTCTGGTCTTAACTTTAAATCTGATAGAGACCACGAACTACTAGACGTACACCCAACAGCAGCAATAGTTTCCACTACAGTATTCAATCAATCGGTTCAGCTAGCTGCAAGAGCAAGACCAATGTACCGATATGACGGTGTAAACTTTACAAGAAACCAATCACCAGCAATAAACAACTTACAACCAGGGTTTCTTACGTCTGTGCAAAGACGTCTTGTGATTGCTGGAATCCCAGGAAGAGAAACACAAGTACACCTAAGTCGTGTAGACCAAGACGAGATTTTTCCTGAAGACGAAGACCCAGCATCAACAAACGTTTTGCGAGCTGGGTTTATAGATATTGCAAACTTGCTCGGAACAGCTGACCAGATAACTGGCCTTGGTTCTTTTGAGCAAAACAGATTAGCAGTATTTACTGCTGACCGAGCTATCATATTTAAGATAGACCCAAGCATAGATAACTGGCTTGTTGATGATAATGCGAACATCAACATTGGTTGTGCATCTCACAACAGCATTGTAAATGCTGGCACAGACCTGTTGTTCTGCTCAAGGTCTGGCATACATTCCATTAAACGTTCAGAAGACAACGGGATTCTTGTTTACTCTTATAGCCTCTCAGACAAGATTGATATTTTATACAGAGAGCTATTTGAGTCTGTAGAAGACCCAGAGCAAATTAGTGCAGTATTTGACCAAGACACGGCTCAATACCACCTGTTTTTCCCACAAGCTGGAGGGTTTTTGTGTACTAGATTGACTCTAGCCATGAACCCAGAAGGTGGTCAGCCACAACCAAAGTTTAGTACAGGCACATTCTTAAACTCTAGGTGTGGCGCATTTCTCAATGGAAAGCTTTTGTTTGGTACGACTGGTGGTGTTTTTGAAGTATTGAAGGTAGAAGAGATTAAAGATAATTCTATCACTCCTGAACTAACAGTGACGACACCCCTTCTTTGGCATGGTAGTTTAGAGGATACAAAAGAAACATCGAGCATAATTTTGCAGATGGCTGGCAAGGGAAAGGTATCTGTAGAAGCTCAAGACGACAAAGGAAGGCTTATTGGCACAATGTTTATGGAAGTAGACGACACATCGGACGACAACTACTTTCAAGATGTGCCATTATCAAGGCAATATGAAAGAAAATGGCAACATAGGTACAGAGCAGCCCAGTATAAGTTTAAAACTGAAGGGGGTGACGGATTGCTTAGACTTATTGGTTTTGCAGTAGTAGTGAGGACATAATGGCAAGAATTAGACAACAGTTTCCGCAGAACTACGGCTCTTCTGGAAACATTAATACAGAATTTGAGAATTTATTTCGCTACTTAAATGCAGCAGAACTAGGCGATAATACTCTCGGTGAATTGCTACAAACAATTTTTAGTAGCACAGGGGAATGGCAAGGCCCAATCGAGTTTAGAAAAGACGCAAGTGGCGACATCCAATACAGAGTCGGAACATACGCAGATGACACAACTGGGTATATAACACTTGTTTCGGCAGCAGAATTACGGGGTGCAGCGGGTGCAACTGTTGGTGAGATTGGGGCTCCAATCATTCACTCAAGGCAAGACACTGTTATATCAGGCACTACAACAACAGTTATTGACTATGCTCACGCAGCTACAGACGAACTTCTTGTATATGTAAACGGCATCCTGAAAAGAACAGGCTCATCATTTGATTACACTAGCAGCCCAACTGCTGGTTCTAGTAGCAATGGTGCGGTGACATTTAACAGTGCTTTAGCTAATGCTGATGTTGTTTCTATCTACAAGATTAGGTCAACAGCTATAACAGGATTTACAAGAACGGACACTGTAACAACAGGCAGCCAAGCTGTGTTTGCTTTTGTTCACGACTCAACATCAAGACTACAAGTTTATAAAAACGGTATTTTAATGCGTGAAGGTGGTGCAAATGACTACACCACATCTGCAACAACAAATACTGTGACGTTCAACTCAGCTGTTGCATCAGGAAACACTGTAACAATTATTACAGTTGAGAACACATCTGTTCAAGCTGTTACAGGTCAAATGTTTGAGCAAGACTTTGTTCACACAGACAGTGGTCTAATACAACTAGCTAAAATTAAAATAGACAACAACGCCATTGAACAAGCAAAAGTAAATGGTTTGTCAGCAGCCCTTACTGCAAAAGCTAAACTTACAGTGTCTAGCTCCACTCCAACAAGCCCAGCAACTGGTGATTTGTTTCTTGATACATCACAAACACCAAATCAGCTGAAGTTTTTTGATGGTACGCAGTTTTTAAAGACGTCTCCTGAATCATCTCTCCCGACCTTTACATCAGCTAACGCAAGTCAGTTTGTGAAGGTAAATGGTACAGGGACGGCTCTTGAGTATGGAACAGTCGACCTTTCCTCCGTTGTTCCAGTAACTCAGAAAGGTGCAGCAAACGGTGTGGCGTCTCTCGACTCAACTGGTAGGTTGCCTTCCACACAACTTCCTACCGTTCTTTCTACTGACAGTTTCTTTACTGAAGTAGCAACGCCTACAAACACAACGTTCGGCGTAAAAAGAATATTTAAACAAAAGATTAGAATAGACGGCATCGCAATCAGAACCACGTCAGGTACTTGTAGTGTGCAAATATCTGTAGATGGCGTTGGTTTGGGTAGCACACTAAGTGCTAGCTCCACACCTTCTGAAACAGCGTTGGGAACACCGATTGAAATAGATGCTTCTACCGCATCAAAGAAAATAGAATTTATTGTAACCAATAACTCTTCGGCAAGTGTACTCGAAGTAACTATGGCTGTAAGTGTGATTGCGAGTTAATATGTATGATAAAGGTAATAACGCATGATAATGAAAGAATTTCAAAATGGGCTAGTAAGCACCTTGAAGGGATTACTTGGAACAGCCCTCAATGTTTTGGATTTGAACTCAACGACAAACTTATCGGTGCAGTCATCTTTAGCGAGTGGACTAAAAACGATATTCACGTCAGTGTTGTATCGACCAATGCTCGTATGTGGCAAAAGCGTATACTCCGTATTCTCTTCCACTATACGTGGGTTACTTGCGGTTGTATTAGGATGTCTGCGTTGGCTAAAGAATCAAATAAAAAATCTCGTAGACTTCTTGAGGCGCTTGGTTTCAAGGAAGAAGGACGACTACGTAACTATCACGGCAGCGAAGATGGAGTCGTCTACGGTATCCTCAAAGAAGAATCCGAAAGATGGTATAAAACGCAAAAGAGGGAGGCCTAAAAAAAATGTCTAAAGGCGGAAATCCACCAGCACCACCTGATTACACAGCTGAAAAGAAAGCAATCAGGGAAGAAACAGAAAAGAAATACGGCGAGCAAGCTCAAGCTTACAACACTGCCGTAGATACATTTAACACGGCACTTGGCGGTCTTCAGAGCCAATATAACACTCTTTCGAGTGCGCTTTCTGGCACGGGCATATCTGACTTGTATGATGACCCCACGACGACAGATGTAAACGAGAACATCTTTGATGTGTACTCCCCACAAATAAGTGACCTCGCTACTGCTTTGGGCAACCTTGATACAGATATAGACAAGCCAATATTCGAGTCATCCGTCGGCTCAGAGTATGGGCCTATTGGCATTACGAATATCCCAGACCTAACTAAATTTTCTACAACTGATTATGATACTCTCTCATCAAACATCAGCAGTCTTGCTGACACTCTTAACCAGTTAAAAGCAGACAGAGCAGCAGAAGAACAACGTATTACAGACTTTGGTCAAAGCTTGAACCAAGGTTTAGGTGGCATGGGCGTTACATTGGGTCAGCTAGGAATTGCAGACCTTGCATCTATGAACCAGCTAGAGAAACAGTTGTCAGACCTTAACTTGCAAAAGCAAGGATTTTCGTCTGACATCATGGGTCAGTTTATGCCAGGGGGTTTCTCTAACTTCCAAAACCAATACGACACACTAACCGCTGGTCTTGCAGACCTTAAAGGTCAAAGACAAACAGAGCTTGATAGAATCAGCACATTTGGTGACACACTTTATACTGACGTCGATAGCTACTTTGACAGGCTCGATAATCTGGGAATCGCAGACGAAGCTGGCATTGAATCTCTTATTGATGACATCGAAGACAGGCAAAGACAGGCTGGAAGATTCTCTTCAGAGCTTGGCTTTAACTTTGGCAACCAGCTAGGCGAACTACAAGACGTTCTAGGCGACGTTAAAGACCTACAAAGCGAAAGAGTTGCAGAGCTTGCACGTTTAGAAAACGCAAAAGCAAACTTCTTATCTCAAGCTGGTAACGTTGAGCAAGCTGCCGAAGGTGGCAATATGTTTAGCGCTGCCATCCTAGACAGTATTGATGACCAAATACGTGACCTTAAAAATGAAATTGCTGGGTTCTCATCCGAATTACCATTTGATTTCTCAGGAGCTACAGGCGCTATTACAGACGCAGAAACTGCGTTGGCTGGTTTACAGGGCGAAAGACAAACCGCACTAGACGATATTCTTTCAAGGGTACAAACAGCTGGCACAGGTATTGGCGACATTGCTCTATCAGACGAAGACGCTATAACTGGCAGACAAACAGATTTACAAAAACTTCAGCAAGAGCTTGCTAAGTTCTCTGGTGGCAGAGTTGGCAACATAGGTGGTGAGATTACTGCGGGCCTCGAACAAGTAGATGCTCGTCTTGCAGACTTAGCAGCCAAGCGTTCAGAGATTGAGACAGCAGCGCAACAGCTTGTTGAAGACATTAACAACGCATCTTTCTATGGGCTTGATGACTTAACTGGTTCTCAAGCAGCTTTCGATGAACAAAAAGCACAGGTGGATTTATTTAACGCACAGCAAGCATTGGATGAAATTGCAGCAGCTGAACAAAGGTTACAATCTGAAAAGCAGAGACTAGAAACAGATGCAGAAGCCGTTGCTGCTAGGTCAGGACAAGCACAGCAAGACTTACTTGCAACAATAGGGGCATCAGGTGTTCCTGAGTTTCAGAACTTCGCTCAGATAGACCCAATAACCCTAGAGCAATATTTAAATCTATTGGCTCAAGGTGGCGACGAAGAAGAGTTGGCAGCATTAGCAAACTTGCCTTCAGCGTTTAGTCAAAACTTAGGGGTTATAAGTGTATAGGGGCGTTAGTAAATGGCATTTAGCGCAATATTAGGATTAGCTGGTAACTTATACGCAGCAAACCAAGCATCAAAGGACGCAGCAGCTGCAAGGTCTTTGCAGATGCAGCAGATGCAACAACAGCAACAGTTTCAGAACGCAAACTTTTTGCTGGCTCAAGATGCTCGTAGAGAACGCAGAGAACAAAATCAATACCTACAACAGATAGAAGCTCTTAACAGGAGGCTTGCTGGACAGGAACGTGAGTTCCAAATGTCCGAGTTAGACAACTTTAAAAGGGCTTTGCTGAAAGAAAGACAAGAAGATATTGAACGTCAGATTCTTCAAGACAAAGAAGCTGCACGTCTTTCTACATTTAGACTAGAGCAACTGCTCAAAGGACAGGACATTAGTGAGCAAGAGCGAGCTTTTGCTATACAACAACTTGAGTTAGCAAGAGCAACCGCAGCTGGTGAACGTGATGAAGAGCTAAGACGTTTCTTACAGGACAGAGCTACAGCCCAGATAGAGCGTGACTTCCTTGTAAACATGGCTCTTGATGCACAAGACCAAGCACGTCTCGAACGTGCTGAAGGTATGGCTATTCGTGACCAGATACTAAATCAGATACTTGGACTACAAGGTGCTGTAAACCAAACTGCTTCGCAGCTTGGTTACGTCCCTATTCCAGCAGCCATATCTGAAGGAGACATACAAAAAGAAATAGACAAGCGAGTAGAACAAAACATCGCAGACGTAGACCGAGCAGCAGAAGCGGTAGCTTCTGTAGGCGAGGCTGGTCTTATACGTCAGGGCATGGATGAAAGCACAAAAGGCACATCGGTTCGTGGTGACATTGCAGCACGTCTTGCGAACGAATATTCAAAAGCCAGAGACTCAGCTTATGATGATGCTCTCAAGTACATCTCTGGAAGAGAGCAAGTCTTCGGTAGAAACGTAGGCAACATTATGGATGCAAGAAGCAAGTTGCTTGCAGAGACTGCTGGTATAGCTGGCACAGGACTACAGCAACTAGCTAATCTTCCAAGCGCACCATCCGCTTTGTCTGGATACAACTACGCACGGATGATACCGTCATCAATCATAAACAGAAACATTAGCAGTGCTAATGACTTTAGGGCTCCTGTTGCGATTGGCAGTGCCATATATAACAACCCATCATTGATGACATCAGGGTTGGCTAATTACTCAAGACCTACAAGCTTGGCTACTAACCAAGGCTTTAATGTCAAGTCTGGCATATTCAACCCAGCAGCAATCAATCTCGACAGCTCAAACTATCTTGGTAACGCTGCAAGTATAGGTAACCAGATGATGAGCCAGCTTGGTTCGTATGCTCAGAACATGCAAAACAGAGCAACAACAGCTGGTCAAAACTTTGGTCAGTCTTTTGGTCAGTTTGTAAACGACCAATCACAAGCTGGTGGAATGAAGTATCAGTATGATGCAGACGGCAAAGTAATCCCAGGCAGTGGAGTAAAACAAAATGACGGTCTGTTCTACAGCATAGACCAATCATTTAATAAATTTTTTAATAACCTGGTAGGTAGTTGAGGTAGGGAATGGTAGATTTTGTAGGATTCGGGACTGGCTATAACAAGCAAATGAACTCAGACGAACGTAGACGTCTTGAGTTGGCTAAAGCTTTTAACGAATTTAGGCAGTCAAACCCATACGCTTCGCCTATGGAAATGCAGTCTTTTGTAGACCAAGCTGCTGCTGGCAGAAACTATCTTGCTGGCGGTATGCCTAGTGCAGACGTCTTGAATATTATTGGTCAGCGTAATGCTGAAGCACTGCAAGCCAAGAAAGATGCAGACGCAAGGGCTGCTGCTACAAGCAAATTAAATCTATTCAACACACAGCTTGGCATGGGTGATGATTTAGCTCGTGGTTTTACAGGAGATATTTTTACAGAAAACGAGCGTGGAGATAATGTTTTTTCTGACGAATACAAAAACTTTTTAAAAGATGTAGAATTACAAAGTGGTGTTGATTTTAGTGAGATACTTACACCAGACAGAATTAGAAAAGTAAGAGAAGACAGAACGATTAGTTTGGTTCCTAAAGTTGTAGATTATATTCGTACAACTGATGGACAGGTCAATGTGGAAGATGCAGCCAAAGCCCTTGGTGTTCCTAAGTTTTTGATTAATAGCGTTGTTCAGCGTGTAAAAACACAGCTATCGAGAGAAAGCGCTGAGTATCTATACAACAAAAAGAAAGACCTTCTTGCCCAAATTCAACCAATTATGGAGCGTGGAGGCGATGTTGATAAAGCATTAGAATCTTTCAAAACAGATGTAACAAACTTCGGAGTAAGTGCAGATGAAGTAAACAAAGCTGTCGCCGAAATGAAAACGGAATCCGCTAGAATTGCAAAGAAAATTAAAGAAGACAGAGACTACGAGCTAGCTGAAAGAACGCAAAAAGTTAAGATTGCGTTCGCTAATGATGTTCAACAAGTGCCTCAAGTCAAAGTGGCTATTGCAAGAGGCGACATTGATTCAGCCAAAAAGTTTATGGAGAAGTATCTTTTAGATAATTATACAACTCTTGGTGAAACCGAGAAAAAAGCCATAATGGATACCTTTGATACCATTATTGATGGTCTAACAATAGAAGCTCAGTACAACCAAGACGGTATACACAACGAAAAGAAAGCAAAAGCAGACGAACGTGTGGCTGGCGTACCAGCATTGGTTCTACAGAGAAGCCAAGACTCTGCTTTCAACTTTTTTACAGGTGGTAAAAAAGGTCAAATTAACCCAGCAACTTCTGGGGAAGCTACTGCTGCACCCGCTGTTGCAGCCGAGCTAGCGAAGAAATATGACCTAAGTAATTCATATACATTATCATTGTTGTCTGACTATTTTAAAAGAGTTGGCAAAGATGAAGGCACTGATTACAACGCCTTGCTTGCTGGTGCAAACTCAATCCTTGAGAACTCACGTGGCGTAACAACGATTCAACAAGCTAATGAGTACACACAAGACCTTGTTAGAAAACAAACAGGCGATTTTGACGGAGACCAGACTTTTGATAACTGGTTCACTAACGAGAAGACACAATACACTAAGAAGTTTGACGAAGCTAAAGCTGCACTAACCAGTGCATTACAAGAGACTGACCCAGCTAAAAAACTTAGAGCCCTTAGAGGTGTTGCTGCTGGTCTTAATCAATTACAGCAAGTTACTGCTGAAAGCTTTAGAACTGCATTTAGATATTCTCAAGGTGCAGATAGGTGGATTACTGCTGGAACCCCTGGTTGGGATAGAACGGCTGTACAGGGATGGCAGAATGGCATTAATTCTGAGAAAAATGCTTTGATGGAGCAAATCACAGAACAGATTGCTATTGCCGAAAGACAAGTACAAGTTACACCAACTGGCCCGACATTGGTTGATAATCTTTCTGGCCAAGAAAAGAGAACTAGACGTAACAACATTGGCAATGTTCCAAATGCTGTACCTAGTGGCCCAGCAAGGCTTATGATTCAAGACTTCTTGAGAGTTAGCAACTTGAAAAACGACATGATTAATAAGCTTGACCAAGGGCAATATCAGCAGTTTCAGAATGACCCTGTAAGCTTTATTAAAACATACTACAACACGTATTATTCTCAATGGATAACACGAAACAACAACGGGGATGACTTATAGGACGACTGTAATACAGCAATAATATAAATTAAACCTATCGGATAACTGGAGTACCGAATGGCAAACCAAACAAACTATGACGGCATATCATTTGCACCACAAGAAGAGGGTGCAACAGACGTAGGATACCTTAACGTATCCCCCGACCAAATCACAAAAGACCCACGATTTCTTACAGACTTGCGTAAATACTACGCAGACTACGGAAAGTATTATTCTACAGACCAAGAATACCTAGACGAGTTTTACGAAGACGCCACTTGGCGAGACCTTAACACTGCTGGTGCGGTGATTGGTGCTACCTATACTGCTGGCGAAAACAAAGAAACACGAGCAAGAGCAAAACGTCTTGAGCAAGCATGGCGTCAGCTTCCAATGTTTTGGCAAGAAGGTGGACGAGGCTTTGCTTCTGCTGCGCCTGACATTGCAAAAGCCATTATTCTTGACCCAGTAAACCTTATCCCAGTTGTTGGTGCGTACGGCAAAGCTGCGAATGTAGCTAAAGCAGCGTATCTAGCTGGCGCAACGGGAAGAGAGGCAACAAAAGCTGGACTTAAGTCTGGTATTATTACTGCTGGTGTTCAAGAGGCTGGAATCGGTGCGCTTGCAGAAGGCGTAATCAGCACAGCAAATCAAATCAGAGATGTACAGCTTGGCTTGGAAGACGAAGTAAGTCTTGGTCGAGTTGCAAAAGACGCAGTTATTGGCGGTGCTACTGGTGGAATTATTGGTGGCGGTGTTCTTGGCCCAGTACCAGCGTTTATTGGCGCAAGACGTGGAGTCAATAGAACAGCAGCACAAGTAGACGAACTCACAAGCAAAGGTCTTACAGGCCAGCAAATTGCAGACACTGTAGCAGCACGTGGTGTTACTGGTTTTGATGAACTTGTTGAAGCGTCAAAAGATACTGATGCCTTCCTTGGCCCACCAGAAACAACAGAAACAACAACAACCACAGAGTCACCTACAGCTGAGATTGATGAGAAAATCAATCAAATCAAAACTTTTTACAAAGAAGAGCAAGACCTACTTGATAGTCAGCTAGACGACGGCGTAGACCCAGACGTTGTTGCAGAAACAGAAGTAAACCTAAATGAACTAGCTGCACTTAGAGAGTTTGGTGAAAACCTAAAAGCAGAACAAATAGAAATTAGCAAGCTTGAAGCCTCAAACAATCCTAACTTGAGGGCTCAAGCTCAGAAGCGTCGTGCAATCTTTGAAAGAAACTACTCAAAGTTTAGACGAGCAACAAAGGGCGGTCTCAATCTATCTGAAATCAACGAGATTCTTGAGCAGTATAGAGCAAAGCCAAGCGAAACTGCTGACGCAACCCCAGTAGAAACAGAAGCAACAACCACTGAGGCTACTGGAGAAGGCACTACAACCACAGAAGCAGCGCCCGAAGGACGTACAGAAGGTACGGCTCCAGAGGCTGACGCTACTGCAACCGAGACTGTACCAGCAGACGAGACTGTTACAGCTACTGTCGAAGTTAAATTTGATGACATGCCCTTCAGAAACGAAGCGCAGAAAACAAAAATACAATCAAGGTTTAACGAAGAATACACCCAAGAACAGTTTGAAGCTGACTTTGCAGCTGGGAAAATTTCTGTTGGTAGGGATGGCAAGTTTACACGAGACACTGTTGGCGAGGTAACAGCAAGCGCATCATTGGCTAGGGACAGAAAAGCGTTCACAGAAATGATGGACTCAAGCAAACCTGAACCAAATGAAACTACAGTTACAAAAGAGCCAGAAGCTAAGACAGACGAAATTATTATTGATAGCGAGTCACGAGGTAGGGCTCTAGCAGCTGGTCTTGACCCGAAAGATATTCCAGCAGCGGAGGCATCTGCTTCTGGTCGTATTACAAAACGACAAGTAAACAAAGCAATCAATGCTGCAAAGAACAACCCACCATCGTCTTACGCACAACAAGTGCAAAGGGATTTGGATGCGCTACTTGCAAACATTGGCAATGACATTGACGTAGACGAGAATAGTCTTAGAGCTTTGATTAGGGTTATGTCCCAGGACAAAGCTGCTTACAAGTCTGACCCAGACGACATCTTGGCATTGTTTGATGAGTTCAGCAAAAGCGGTATGGCTACAGGCGATAAAACTTTTACACAGACAGAACTCAAAAAAATACGTCAACTCGTTAGAAAGATTCGAGACCCTAAAGAGGGTAACCCTGAGTTTTCAAAAGAAACAGCACAGATACTTGCAGAGAGACAAGTTCTCAACGCAAGAGATAATCCTGAAACACAGACTGAATCACTCGTTCGTTCTGTTCAAAAGTCTATCGACAATAAAAGCATTTACGAAACTGCTGGTAGAGATACACGTGGACGTATCCAAGCTATGCTTCGTAAGAGTTCAGTAAATGTAAAACCAAACGAGTTTGCAAAAGAAGAAGCTATTATCAAAGCAACATCTGGCAAAGGGCCAGATGTTGTTAAGTATATTTCTGGTGGCGAAACAGCTATAGGCCCAGATGGAAGAAAGGTTCGTGTAAAAGCTGGCACTACTTTGTTTGCAGACGGCGTAACAAAGAGAAGCTTTGTAAGTTACGAATACCTGATGAAAACACGTGGTGTGAACATCGGCAAGAAATCAACAAAGAAAGTAAAACAGCCTACAGACGAAACACCAACAATTACTAACGAGGTTGTTCAGAAGCTTGTTGCTGATTTACAGGCTGACGGAGATACAGACAAGTTTATTAGAACTGTAAAAGCACTTCAAAAGAAAGGTGCTGGTGTACCTGAAGAGCCTTCAGCAACTGTAGACGTACCAACAACAAGTGCTGGTAAAAAACTAATTGTTCGCTCAAAGAACAATGCTGCTGACGTTCGTATGATTAGCCAAAAACAAATCAGCGAAGGCAAAGGCATAGAAGCTATTATCGGTCAAAAGGGTGGGCCTAACTCAAATCCAGCAAACTGGGAAATCAAGTACGCACCTTTTGATGCAGAAGCCAAGACGTTACGTGCAAGACAAGAACTGTTTGAAAGCTTACCTTCTGGCGAAGTCCCAGGGCAAACACGTGAAGACGTTATCAAAAAGCCTATGGATGAGGCTGAGTTTAATGAAAAAGAACTTGAGCTAAGTGAAGCAGAGGTAGCCATTGTAAACAATAT